TTCCAAACCATCGCGTATAGCTACGACCTCAAGCACGCCATTACGGATAAGTGGCTCGTGCCGATCGTGCCGTGGGTGGTCGAGTCGAAGGTCTCCCTCGATGACGTGCGGATCTCGCACGGAGATTTCAACCAGAAGGATCTCGCCGACGCGGTGAACCAAGTGCGGCGCAACAAGCTCGCCCTGGCGGCGTGGCGCGAGCACGCGGACGGCCTCTCGACGATCGCATTCACGGTCGACGTGGCGCACGCGCACGCGCTGGCCGCGGAGTTCCGATCGGCTGGCGTGCCGGCAGAGGCGCTGAGCGGCGAGACGCCGAAAGAGGACCGGCGGCACCTCCTCGCGCGCTACACGGCGGGCACGCTCGAGCTGATTGCCAACTGCATGGTGCTCACCGAAGGGGTCGATCTCCCCCGGACCGGCTGCATCCTGCACGCGAAGCCGACGCAGAGCGCGACGCTCTACGAACAAATGACGGGCCGCGGCTTGCGCCTCCATCCGGGCAAAGACGCCTGTGTCCTGATCGACGTGGTCGACGTATCGCGGCGTCACTCGCTGCAGACCGCAGCGGTGCTCTACGGGCTGCCGCCGGGCCTGCTGGCGAATGGCAAGGCGCTCGACCAGCTCGAGACCGACCTGGACGCCTTCCGCAGTCTGCATCCAGCGTTCGACCTGGACGCGATGCTCCGGAGCGGCGCGCTCACCCTCGACCAGCTCCAAGCGCAGGCCTCGACGTTCGATGTCTGGAAAGTGCAACCGCTCGGGGCCTTCGGCAACGGCCGCGCGCTCGCCTGGATGCGGTTCGGGACGGACGTGTTCCGCCTGCAGTATCCCTGGACCGATGGGATCGAAACCCTGCAGGTGTCTAAGGATCTGATCGGTAAGTGGGAGCTGGTCTGCACCTTCCGCCCGATGCTCGGCGCCGGCGGCCCGTCGCTGGTGCGGCAGCGCACGCTCGCGACGAACGTCGACACCGCGGACGCCGCCGCCGGCATCGCGGAAGCCTATGTGGCGCGCGAACGCCGGGAAGTGACACGGCTGACCGACAAGGATGCGCGCTGGCGCTCGGATCTCGCGACGCAGCCACAGCTCGAGCGGTTGACACACATGCGTGTGCCGCATAATCCGAAGGGGCTCACGAAGGGCGAAGCCTCGCGCCTCCTGACGATGGCCTTTGCGCGGAGGGGACGATGAGACGGCTGTGGCTGATGTGGCTGAAGCTGTGGAACGGCGGAGAGCGGACCCCGTATGACGGGACTTTCACCGAGCGCCGGCTGACGATCCTGATGGCGATGGCCTCCGTGTTCGGCTCGCTGCTCCCCTGGGTGCTGCGCACGTTTCTGCGATGACGGGTGCGATGAAAGGTAAGTGCGAAGAGTGCGGCGATCCGCCTCGTGACGCAACCGTGGTCGCGACGCTCCGCCCGCTCGAGTGGGATGGCGTCGGCGTCGAACCGCGCGAGAAGCAACGGCTCTGCGACCAGTGCCTTGCGAAGATCCCGATCGCGGACGTGGTGAGTGTCTGGCCCTATCACGGCGAGAGGGGCCGCGTCACGGCCCGGCTGCTCACTGACCCGACCTCTAAACTGCTCCGGGTGCGGCGGGCACGAGTGCGACGATGGCTGATGGATCACCCGCAGGCCTGGGTCGGGTGGTCGTCACACCGCGGCGATACGGCGGAAATCGCGTCGCGCCGTGAGCGTCTCCGCCTCGCCGGCTGTCCGTTTGTCGGCTCATCGACGGTGGTCTCTGACGCGGACGAACTGATCGCAGAGCTCCGACACGAGCGTCGCCTGGCCTACGTGAAGCGTGTGGGTAGTGGGTCGGCGCTGGGTTGACCACTATATTTTGTGGGTTGATCTTCTCTGTAAAACCAGTAAAGTGACGCCTTCGTCAGCTCAACGGTGGGCTGCCTACCTTTTGGTCCGAAGCGACCGCGGGTAGGGTGGATCTGCGCTGGGGCGGGGGAGGGTCGAGACGCGCGGGCGGTCTCGAAGAGTAGGCGCAGGACTCGCGTCGGCGATCACTCCAAGCGATACGACCGATCGGTATACGGCATCTCCTGATCTCTGATCTCTCAGAGGATCTCTCGAGATCATGCCGGCACCGGGAGGGAAGTGAGCGAAGAGGGGGAGCTAGTAGCCGTGGTGTCTGAAGAGGGTGGGGCGGTGCCGACTGACGAAAGCGCCTTGCGCAAAATCGCCAAACTCGACGCCGAACTGCACGGGTTACTCGATCAGTTCAGTGCCATCGTGAAGGAGATCGAGCAGCTCGCGTCGGGGGGTGGCCCTGCTGTGGCGGTGTTGCTGAAGCGCGCAGAGGAGCGGTGGCAGGAGCTTTGGCGCACCCGCTACCGATCGGGCTATCTCTGGTCGTATGCACGGGACCGGCTCTACCTGAAGCGGCTGCTTGCGAAGATCGAGATCGAGGATCTGGAGCGGCGGATGCAGGCCTACCTCGCCGATAACGATCCCTTTATCGTCAACGCGCGGCATCCCTTCGGCCTCTTCGGGACGCAAGTCAATCGCTACGCTGGCCTGTTCCCGGTCGAGGACGTGCAGCCGAGTGGCGACTGTCGGCATACGCCGCGCTGCGGGAGCGAGCAAGAGCACACCAAGCGACGGATGGCCGATATGCGATCGCTGCTGTGATGGTGTCGGGCGCGAAAAAGACAGTGCCGGCACTGATGGAGCGGGCGCTCCCGCACAACCTTGACGCCGAGCGGTCGGTGCTCGGGTCGATCCTCCTCCACAGCGACGCCTTCGAGGGTGCGGCGGCCACCCTCAAGCCGGGACACTTCTTTCGCGACGCGCATCGGCGCATCTTCCGCAGTATGGGCCTGCTCGAGGATCGGAAATCCCCGATCGACTTCGTGACGCTCAAGGCGGAGCTGATTCGCAGCGGGGAGCTGGATGAAATCGGCGGCCCGGCGTATCTCACCGCGCTCGTCGACGGACTCCCGCGGGCGATGAACGTGTCGCACTACGCGGCGATCGTGCGCGAGCAGGCGCTCCTGCGTGATCTGATTTTCGCCGGCAACACGATCGTGTCGGCCGCCTACGACGCGGCGCAGAAGGGTGTGGAGATTCTCGGGACGGCCGATCGCCTCCTGCTCGATCTCCAAATGGATGTCGGCAGGCGCGAGCTGCTCGCCCTGCCGTTCCGCGTCGGCGAGCTGTTCGACGATCTCGAGACCCTCGTCGCGAACAAGGGGCAGCTCCTCGGGCTCGATACGGGTTACAAGTCCATCAACGAGCAAACGATGGGCTGGCAGCAGGGCGACCTGATCATCATCGCCTCCCGGCCGTCGATCGGGAAGACCGCGTTCGTGCTCAACAGCGCGATTGTGCCGGCGCGTCAAGGGAAGCACGTCGCGATCTTCTCGCTGGAAATGCGGCGCCGGCAGCTCGAGCGGCGCCTACTGGCCTCTTTGTCGGCGGTCCCCTTGACGAAGATTCAAAGCGGCTACTTGTCCGAGTCCGACTATGAGGGGATCAACCGGGCGCTGCCGATTCTCGACGGGCTCCCGCTCTACATCAGCGATCGCAGCGGGCAGACGGTCGGCGAGATCCGCGCGGCGTGCCGGCGCGTGCGGCACGAGCACGGGCTCGACCTGGTGATCATCGACTATGTGCAGCTCATGCCCGGCTCACTCGAGCGCCGCGGCGCGACGCGCAACGAAGAGCTGGGCGACATCTCCGGCCGGCTCAAGTGGCTCGCCGACGAACTGTCGGTGCCGATCATCGCGCTCTCGCAGCTCAAACGGCTCGGGCACTCACGGCCGACGCTCGAGGATCTGCGCGATAGCGGGAATCTTGAGCAGGACGCGGACCTGGTGTGCTTCCTCCACCGGAAGAATCACAAGGAGAGCGGGATCACGAACTTCATCCTCGAGAAGCAACGGAACGGACCGACCGGCACCGTCAACTTGTTGCTGGATCGGGACATCCAGCTCTTCACCGATGCCGGCGAGCAGACGCCGGAGCAGGCCGGGATCGCCGATGACGACGAGGCGAAGGCGGCCAAGACGCGGGCGATTATCCGCGCGCGTGCAAAACGCCGTTGAAATCTGCCGACTTCTTGACTAGAATCAGCCACAGCAAAGGGAGGACGTATATGGAATGGCCCGACACGAAAGCCACGGAATTGACCGAGGCCATCATGGCGCGGAACGCTGTGCATCTGCTGTCAGATGAGAAGAACTATCCGCACCACTACAACCGGGCGTTCGAGGAAATCCACAAGATTCTCACGCAGCACTTAGGAGCCTGATGCTTTACATCGGGATCGACCCTGGCGTGTCTGGGGGAATAGCGATTCTCCTGCAAGGGTCAACAGGCGTTCTGTCAATTCAGGCTGCCGAGAAGATGCCGAGCACTGACCGTGACCTGCTCGATTTTTTAGACCTCCATGTGTCCATTGGCGCCCGCGCGGTCCTTGAACGTGTCGCGAGTTCGCCTCAAATGGGCGTGGTGTCGGCCTTCACGTTCGGGACGAGCTACGGGGCGGTGCGGATGGCCCTGGCGGCAAAGCGTATTCCGTTTGAGGAAGTCAGGCCACAGAAGTGGCAGCAAGCGCTAGGGTGCTTGAGCGGTGGCGACAAAAACGTGACGAAGCGCCGGGCGCAGCAGCTCTTTCCTCAACTCACGATCACGCATGCGATCGCCGACGCGCTCCTGATCGCGGACTATTGTCGGCGTTTGTCGTGCTCGAACCTTGGCCCGACGAAAAAGAGGAGCGCGTGATCATCTACGACGCCGACGATCCGCTCGTGGTCAATGGCACCTACGATCGAGAAGGCTACAAACCTGGCGAGCGCCGTCGCATCACGCGAGCGCGAGCCCGCAGACAGGAGGATGAGACGATGGCAAAGAAGAAGAAGGGCACGAAGAAGAAGGGGGGCAAGCCGCGCTACCGCGCGGCGGCTCCGGCGCGCCGGCCGCGGCAGATCCC